TGTGTGCGAGTCATTGCTCGCAAAATTTTATTTTTATGTTTTTTGTAAAATTGAGTTCGATCATCACTGTCTGTAAATGATTCGTATTTTTTTAGCAATTCGTCGTCTGTCATGTTGTTTTGAATGTTGTCTGACGGTACCACCGGCGCATGAGCATTCATTTGCATCATTTCGGCGGCTTTAAATGCGACCGCTTGATCTGTAACCTCTTTTGACGTTTCAATCTCTGCGCGTGCTGCAATAAGCTCTGCTTTTGCTGTTTCAAGTTCGGCCTTAAATGCTGATTCTTTTTCGTCAACTTCTTTAAGCACAATTTCGGCGGCCTCTAGCTCTGCGCGTGTATCGACTAGCTCTTGAGATTGCGCTGTCAGTTTTGCGCTTAGGTCGTCGCGCTGCTTTGCTACTGAATCCAGTTTGCCGTTCATGCTGGCAATAAGCTTTTCTGTTGGAATTTCAATTTCTGAATCTTTAGCCATTTCAACAATAGATGCAACCGCTTTCAATCCATCCTCAATCTCATCAATTAACCCGGCTTTTAATGCTTCTTGGGCTGTAAAAATTGTTTCCTCTCTCATTAAATCCGCAATCTCATTTTCAGAGTAATGACTTTTTTCGTATGCTTTTAATATATTAGATTCTACTTTATCAAGCGTATCTGCATTTTTACGAAGTTCGTCAGCGTTGCCCCCTTTTGTGGTTAAGGGTTTGTGAATCATCATTAATGAGTTGTTAGCCATACGCCGTACATCGCCAGCCTGAGCAATAACTGATGCCATGCTAGCGGCCATACCGTCAATGTGAGTAATCAATTTAGCTGGATGCCTTTTTATTGCATTGATAATGTTAAAACCCTCTTGCGTACTACCGCCTGGACTATCAATCCGCAAGTGGATTGTGTCAGCGTCAATGCCTTTTAAATCCTCTGCAAAGTCTTTTGCATTAATATCAAAGCCACCGATCGGGCCGTAAATACTGACTTCGGCTTCGGTGTCTGTTTTGGTTGCCATGTTGTACCATGTATTATTGTTCATTGTCTGTATTAGTAGTTAATTGTTGCCCCGGCATAATGTCTCCGGGTCTTGTTATTAAAGAAAGTTCTCGATAGTCTAAACCGTGCTGCTCTGCAATCTCCTTCATTGTCACAAGCTCTTTTGCACGCTGCATTAGCTCATCTTCAAAATTGCGGCCTTGGCGCTCCATTATGTTTGTTGCGGTCGTCAGGCCTGCTCGCAAGTCCTCAATATCTGCCGCGCGCATGCGGCCTTCATCGACTGTAAATTCTGCCGGTGCCGTAAATGATACTTTCCACCAATCTTCCGGCAATGTGTACGCGCCTTGCTTCGCACGTTTTGAGATTATGTATTGAGCTATGCGCTTAAATCCGTAGTTCAAGCACTCGCAGCGCAGCTTAATGCTTTTGTTAATATCGCCCTGGAATGCCCGGACGCCTGCGCCCCCGACCTCAGAGCTGTCTAGCATTTCGCGCCGCCATCCTAAAGCGTAAAACGCGCTTTGCTCTACTGTCTTGGTAAATTTTTGCCATGCTTCGGGCGGATCGTTTACAGTGTGCCCCTTTAGAGAGCCACCGTTTTTAATGATCCGAATCATGCCGCTATCCATGTATGTAGTTGCTGGCGTGTTTTGCCCCTGGTCCAGCCCCATCAAATTGCGCGCGGTGTCTCTAGTGCCTGACTCGTTCGACTCGATCAAAGTCAAAATTGAGTTCACTTTAGTTTTAATCTTTTGCGCGTCTCGCGTCTCGCTTAGGTCGTACCAATCTAAGACGGCGGCTGCAATTGCAGGCTGCCCGCGCGACTGCGTAAACCATTCAGTATCCATAAAGTGAACCATCGAATTAGCTGGCACATCTTGAAACCCTAGCTTGCGGCTGTCATCCTTTACCCGGTACGCAATCGGCGCATTATACTCATCTAAAATGACGCCCGCGCAAATCTTCAATCCATTGTAAGCGGCTGAGTCTGTTACCATGCCGTCGCTAATGCTTCCCCAATCTCCGACCTGGTGCGCCTCAATAAATTGAATCTTTGGAAAGCCGGTGCCCTCCTGCTCGGTAAGGATTGCAAAGAAGTCGCCGTCCACGTCTAGCGCTTTTGACCCGCGCCAAATAGACTTGCGGAATGAAAAGTTGCTGCCGCGAATGTCAAAGAAGTGGTCTAGGTTTTTGAAGTCATCCTGTACCGCCTGCGCAAAATCTAAATCTGCACTGTGCGATTGTAAGCGCCAGCTGTTGCCGTAAACGTAGTTTGCCTTTTGTTTAACGGCACCGGCCACACTGGAAAAAGACTGGTAAATATAGCGCGCATCGCAGAGCATCATCTTGTGACGGTTCGCCGTCATCATGTCCTGGATGTCTTTTGCTAGCTGCTGAGTCGTAAGCCTGCGCTGATCGTTGCGCCCGCCTGCATAAAATTCTTTTGTACCGCTGCGGCTGTTGTAGTTTGTCGCGCCTGCGCTGTATTTTTTGCGCGCTCGTTTGATAGGTTTAACGGCCATATCTGCTGTATTGATTGACTCTAGCAAACTGAATATCGCTCACCTGGTTTGCAGTATCTAAAACGTAATACTCAAGCTCCTTGTCAGTCATTTGACCGCTTGCGCCTTGCGTGCGAACAATCTTGTAGCACTCGCGGATTGACTCAATAAAATCATGCGGCCCCCAATTTGCAGGCATTTCGTAATCAAATGATTTGCCGGAAAGGGATGCCCGGACCATGCGCGCGCCGCCGTGCTGCACTGACTCAAACTGCCCTGCTGTCAGCGTTTCGAGCGCGTCAATAGTGCTGGATGCGGTTTTCCCCGCTTGTATCCATATTGTAAACAATAAACCCCGCATGCTACAAAATTATAGCAAGCAGGGTTGTTGTCAAGTTTTGTTTAAGTGTGGCGATTACAAGTGATCCCAAAAAAATTCACATTCATTACCAAACGGTACTGTATCTTCAACTTCTATACCTCGTATAAGTGTGGCTCCGTTTACGCGAGCAATTCTTTTAATCATTTTCTGTTCGTCTAAGGTAAAATTTTGATTATAGGATGCAACGGAAACAGAGACTCGCGGAGTCCCACAAATAACCATTTTTCTTACGCTAGCTTTAATTCCTGCTTTTTTTATGCGGCTGCGAATGTGCTTAGTAATTTCAGCGTGTGACATTTGTTTTGTTGTTTCGTTTTCCATGCCTCGACAATAAGCGGCATAATAATAATCTGCAAGCATTAAATTAAGCTATTTTGAAGTTTTCTGCTGCGGCTCAGAATCCACGCCAATCAATCCGGCCATCGCCGCGCAGACAATGTTCATCTTCTCGCAGTCTCCAAAGTGATCGTTGTGCGAGTCCCGGTTTATAAAATCATAATATACCTCGCCGCTCGGCTTTGTCTTGCTGATTTTTTGCCAAGCGTTAATCTGCCGCTCATAGATCGCCCCGGCATCCTTTGCATACGTCCATACCGGCTGATCGTTCCGGCCCTTAATTCCGCGAATCAGTGACAGCCTGTTCATTGACTCATGCTTGCTAAACCTAATTTGCGGCACAAGTTTTCGCCCGGCGCCAATTGTACCCTCGCCAACGTCAATATAATCTGTCTCGGCGTAAATTCTGCGCAAACCGTCGCTGTGCCGAAAGTCTCGCGCCTTGTCTCCACGGAATACAATCCAGAAGTTTTCCGCTGCCAAGCGCTGCACTTGGATCGAATTGTAATTGCCGTCTAAAAATACGCGTGACATCGTAGCTCCCGCCAGTCCGTACTTGTCTGCAATGTCACAAATTGCGCCTGAGCTGTAGACTTTTTCCCGCTCTATCAATCGGCTGTGCAACTCGCCTTCGATAATCGACCACGCCCGCACAATGACGTAAAAGTGATCTTTCTGCACGTCCACCGTTGCAAACATTATCGGCTCGGTGCCTTTCGGCTCCCACTTTTCGCCAAGCACATAATCGCCCCGCGCATGCTCGATCTTTTCCGCGCTGACATAGTTTGACTCATTCCACGGCTGCGCCAATTGCTTTCGCACAAATTCTTCAAGCCCGGACAAGTCGCCCCGGCTCCGCGCTATTGTCGCCCGCTTCCATTTTGTGACAAGCTCCGGCCACGGCGCATGAGCTAGCGCGTTGTAATGGTAAAACACACATTGCGGGTCCGGGTTGCTGTTCATTTGAATGTACCGCCCGGTCAAATTTCGTTCATGCTGTGCGCCAGGGTCCCAATCAATGCGCCCCTCGCAAAGCTGGCATTGATAATATACTGACTCGCGTAATGCTAGCCAATCAATTTCGCCCTCTGCATTTGTGACCTCATCGCGGCTAGCGTACCGGATGCCACCAGGCGGCACCTTGCCATCGACTGGCGCTTGCTTCCAAATGTATTGAATCTCTTCCCCGCAGCATGGGCATTTTACATGCCATGTGTGCTGGCTGCTGCGCTGCCATAACTGATCAAGCTCGCTGCCCTCGGTTTGCCCGGATGAAGGCAGAAACATTTGCCATTGCCAATTAAAAGAGTTTTGCCGGGAGTGGATTTGCTCAAGCCATTTTTCTTCGTCCTTGTATGCCCATGACTCATCCGCTGTGATGCGTTCAAGCGTTTTCGAGTTCCGGTTTGCCAGTACGTTAGCAGACAGCAAGCGCACATGACCCAGCGGCGTGCTGGTGTAAAGTTTTGTTTTCCGGTACTTCTGGTCTGGTATCAATTTTAGAATCCGCTCGGTGCTGTCGATCAATGGCGTGAATTTGTCGTCGCTAAATTCTTTTAGCGCGTCACCGGTTAAATCATAATGCGCTGAGCTTGCTGGCGATACGTGCAGCGAGTACAACTGCAATAGCTGCGCCGTGAGCGTTTTAATGTGCTGCACCGATCCAATCAGGCCGACATAAGCGCCGCGCGATTCTGCTGCCGCCCGGAGTACG